GTTAAAGGAACCCATCAAAACGACCTTATCTGGCTTTTGATGTCTGGCGCACGCTCAACGCGCACCGCAAGCTTGCGTGTAAAACCACCAGTGGTTACACAAGCCTCACTTTGTCTTTCTTGCTCCAAGAGTAAGAGAGATGAAAAGATGACTGTTCGCAACGGTCTGCAGATCGTTCGGGTTCGGTATGGTATTCCATACGTCGAACTTCCGGATTTGCCTGTTGATCGTTTGAGCAGTTATCTCCAGTACCTTTTATTGCAGGGCAAGGTACGTGCCTCTGTGATTTTTCCGAGATGCCACGGGGAACGTGACTCGGAAGGAATGGCCCGCCTGAAGCGGCTGAGCCGAAAACATCGCTGGGAGTTTGCGCACAGCGTAAACTCCATAAAGCGCAACCTGCCATCGGGTTGCCGGCTCCACGTGCCCTCCGGGCGTTCGAAGTGGGAATCGAACGCCTTCTCTTCCCCCCCCCCTCCATCTTCAGAGTATCTTTCTTTCGTACGAAAGGAAGTTACGAAACTCTTTCCTGCCTGTTGGGATAGGCAGTATGGCTCTTTCGTCAAGAGTCATCTACCCAACAGCACGTCGCGGTTTGACCGCCGACGTGCTGACCAGATCTGGTCTGGTAGGCAGGAAGAGTTCAGGAGTGCCTGTCTTGAGGAAACGGCTATGCCGTATCCTCAGGGCAGATACAAAGAAGTACTTTCCGCAGGGAAAGTGCGTCCTCTACTCATTTATGATGAGTGGAACGACGTCCTGGCTCCGCTCCACAAAATGCTGTATCGGCATTTGGGGCGTGAGACAGATTGGCTTCTTGTCGGTCCTCCGACTCCTGAGAAGATGGCATCTATATGTGTTGGACGTTACCAGACCTCTATTGATCTGGTTAACGCCACTGACGGACTGTCCCTTCGGGTGACAGAGGTAATCTTAGATTCTCTGTTTTTTGGTTCCACCAGAATTCCGAGGTCCGTTCGTAGGCTGGCCTACGAGTCCCTCCACCCTGTGGTGGATGGGAAGATTGTCCAACACGGACAGATGATGGGTTCCTACCTTTCTTTCCCTCTTCTTTGTCTCCACAGTTTCCTGGCTGCCCGATGGGCAGTAAGGGGCTGCGGGGATCACCGAATTCTGGTTAACGGTGATGACTGTGTCATTTCCTCCGACCTTCCGGTTCAGGCCCACCAGTACCCTCCGGGGTACTGCCTGAATGACCAGAAAACAATTCGATCTGAGAATGTTGTGGAGGTTAACTCCACAGCGTTTCTAAGAAGCGGGGGTGTTTGGC